GCGAAGAGACCGTCTGTCAATATTACTGGGGTTGCTTAACAAGAACTTCCCTAGAGCCCCGCCTAAGGCTAAGGCGGAACACCTTCGCCCTGGCTGTCTCCCTTTCCTCACTCCATATGTATATAGTGTTAAAGCCACAACCAACGGTTCTGACACCATAGTCACTGGTTTTCCTTTCGCTGATGGGCTATATGTTCCAAGACATGGAGTTGCGGGAGCTGATGACGTTCAAGTGCTTATAAAAGGCAAGTATCACCCACTACCAAAGAAGGCTGTTATTGTTAAGGATAGGCCGGATTGGGTAATGTTCCCACGGGTTCCGGGTTCTGCTCAAAACACTCAGATGAAGTTCCGTGCACCCGTGAAAGGTGAGTTTGTCGCGTTGTTTTGGGTTCGTCAATCTGATCCCAACCGCCCTGCCCAAACCTTTGGGCAAGTTGGTGACACTCTGCACATTGGTAAGGACAAATCTCTAAAGGTTGTCGAATTTGATGCCTCTTCAGAAGATGGCTCGTGCGGTGGAATATATATTGCCCGATCTGACGGATATTGTGTGGGGGTCCATGGCATTGGAAACGATCATGTGTCCGTCAAACCGCGGTTTTATCCCTTTACCTCTGATTGGTTTGAGCAAGCGAAAGACAACAATCAGCGTGCTGTTAATTATGATTATTCTGACGATGATACTTACGATCAGTTATTTGATAAGATCATCAATAATGAAGCACCTGTATCGTCTTTAAACCTGTAGGGAGCATGGATTTGCCAAGCATTCTTGCTCCTTATGGTTTGGACTTGGTTGTTTTTCCGCCGAGGCTCCCTGATATTGGTAATCATATGAAGGTAATGGGTCGCGTTTACCGCCACTTTAGTGACTCCATTCCTGATTATGAAGATGTTTTTGTTCGAAAGTGGCTTGAGGATCGTGGAGAAGACATGTCATATTACTCACACTATGATGTTACCACAATAACTCGCGAGTACGCTCGTGCAGCTTTAGCCAGATATGACCGGGAGATGGATCCGTTCACCCCCGAGATTAAGGCGCTGTACGACATTGCCGCTGAGTGGCTGTGGTTAGAGTTCGGCCCACATATGTCCAACAGTCGAGTTATTTCGAGTGAGGCCGCAGAGGCTCATTTGAATAACGATAAGAGTCCTGGTGCTCCCTGGACACTGGTTGGCATATTGTCAAAGGGAGATTATTTTGAGCTCAAGTGTGACGATTACGTCAAATACTGGGATTTGCTGGCTACTCCTAACTATATCCGTTCCCTGTGTAGTTCTTCTGGCAAAGAGGAGATTCGTCCTGCCGAGAAGGTTCATGCTGGGAAGATAAGGTCAACCATCTCTATGGAAGTTGGTCATGTGAAGGCGCACACTCAGTTGTGTCTTGACCAGAATGAGATGTTGATGGCAACAGTTGGGAAGCACTCCAGCTGTCTTGGTATAGTCATGCAGTATGGTGGTTGGGACAAGTTGAACACGCGTATGTCACGTTTTGCCCCTGTGCCTAGCACTATGGAGCTTGACGGTGACAAGTTTGACGCACGATACAGGTGGTACGTTTTTCAAAAAGTTAGAGATTTTCGGTACCGTTGTTTGCGTGCAGACTACCGCACTCCGGAGAATTATGCTCGGTTGTGCAATATATACCGTGAATTGTGTTTCGCACCATTTCTTGATGTTGACGGGCATGTCTATTCTCGTGAGGTGGGCAATCCTAGTGGTCAAGCGTGCACAACACCTGACAATATTTTCAAAAATTTTATGGATATTGTAGTGTTGTGGCTAAAAATCATGCCTGCCTCATATCATAATTACCGTGATTTCAAGCGTTGTCTGGAGTTGTGTATTGTTGGCGATGATATCAATATATCTGTACATCCCGACATACAACATCTATTTAATGCCAAGAAGGTCATGGAATATTCCCACCACATTGACATGGTGTACACAACCCCAACCGAAGAGTTTCGGCACAATTATGAGTGTGAATTCTTGGGTCATGGTTTTCAGAATGTGATGGGGATATATTTGCCAGTCATAAATTGTGTGAAGATGAGAACTAGTATGCTGAAGTTCAACACAACTGGTGAAATCTGGGAAACTATTGTGCGTGCATGCGGTTTACGTAATGAGACGTTCGCGTGTGTGCACTGTCGATGTTGGTTCTCAGAATTAATTCGTGATTTGAAGAAAGAATATGGGCGGTCCGATGATTCCCAGATTGTTGATGCGTGGAAGTCATACAAGACTGATGCTGAGCTGTGGTCTTTGTACACAGGTCTCAAATACTCTGATGTGTGTGTTGCATTGGCATCTGCAACGGGGCCCCCAGAGTATAAATCAGCACAATCTCAATCCACCAACTCTCAATAATCTTTTCTTTCTTTTATGCCTAAAGTAAAATCACAATCCGTAAAGGCCACACCTGGAAAACCTATTGCTCGCCCCCAGGTCGTGGCAAACCTAGTTAAGGGACAGTCCCACAAGACTGTTAAAGTCGTCGAGCATGTCAAGCGCGCCCGTAAACCCAAACGTGACCACCACAAGTCAGGTCATCCCAAACATAACCATCCTGGAGCAGTCCACGGACATGGGGGTTATTGGGGTGATTTTGGCCGTAGTCTTGGTGGTACGGTGGGTGGTATTGCCGATGGTGTTATTTCTGTCGGCAAGGCTATCACTGGCTTGGGTTCTTACAAAGTTAAGGAGAACTCACTCCATATCGGTGAGAGTGGGGCTCCCCCCAAGGTTGTCAACACCAAGTACTCATCTATTGTGCGACATCAGGAGTATATCGGAGAGGTCGTATCAACAACCGGGTTTGGAATCACCCAATATCCAATCAACCCCGGCCTCCCCGGATCAATGCCCTGGCTCGCACCACAGGCAGCATGTTATGAACAATATCGTATAAGGGGCATGATTTTTGAGTTTCGTCCAGAAGCTGGTGATGCTATATCTAGCACCAACAACACTATGGGCTCAGTCATTCTTGCCACCGAATACAATGTTTATCTCCCTGCCTTTCCAGACAAATCATCGATGGAAAATCATGAGTACACGTCACCTGGTCTACCCAGCCAGTTGATCATCCATCCTATCGAGTGCGCTCGCGGGAAGACTCCTATTACTGAGTTATATGTTCGCAGTAGTAATCCTTCCCAATCCTCCACATCGCAGTTTAACAAGATGTTCTACGATTGGGGGAACTTTTATGTTGCTACAAATGGTATGCAACAAGCTGGGCTTTCTATTGGGGAGCTCTGGGTGTCGTATGAGATTGAGTTTTTCAAACCAGCGATATCCACAAATACGTCTGCCAATGTTGCCCAGCACTTGTATTATGATGCCTCGTTGGGTGGAGCAATGCCTACAAGTGGCTCTTTCCTCTCGAACATGAGGGATAGATCCACCAGCGTTCTCTTCCCAACTGGCACCAATGGGCTGACCCTTAACCCCGGTCGGTTCATACTCATGGCTATAGTCCAGTCGTCGACAGGGGCAGCGACGACACAACCCTTGTTGTCAATAACTAATGGTACAACAGTTCCCCTGTTCGCATGTGATCGTATATCGGGTATTAATGCTACACCTACGTTCCAAGCCCCCAGTAGTGGTGTGTCATCTTTACAGAACATCATGGTCTGGGGTGTCCAAATGAACGCTACAGGTGTTGTCACTTTTGGATCTTATACCCAGTATTCGTCCATCACTTTTCAAGACTTGTGGGTGTTGCCAGTTGGTTCCGGATTGTCGGACCCTGGGCAATCCCGCCGTGCTGTGGACTGGGACCCAATAGCCATGCTTTCTCGTCGGTTGGATGTGATGATGACGAAGTTAGACTGCTTGAAGGAAGAAGAGGATGAGAAACATTTCGATAGTCAATGTTCAACTCCTGTTCAAGTCAGTCGCGGTGATGATATCTCACAGTCAACTGTCGATTTAGCCCAATCGTTGTTGTCGCGATTTGGGCGTGTTGGGAGCGTTACCTCGAAGACCCCCGCCCTACCTGCGCAATGAGTAGGTGGACGGCCGAAAACGTTCCCACTTGTGGGCTGTATTTCCATATTTCTATTTTGGATCTATGGCTCACTTCTTTTGGAGCACTTCCTGTTCGCGATTCAGATCGTGACTTGTGTTGGATGTCACTGTTTGTCCACGGACAGGTTAGGGTTCCCGATGGTCGCAACTTATCTCATTATCGGTTTGTACCGCTAGCCGACCTTGAGAAGTTGCATACCTATTTACATGTCGCTCGACCAACTGGTCGTCAATGTGGTGCATTTCGTGCCATGGTCAGTAGGTTGAACGAGCAGACCCCAGAAATGTAACAGTTTCTGGTTTTTCTTTGTGGCCATGTGATGTTTCCATGGCACTCTAGTATTGTTGTTTTAATCCCAAACCCGATGGCAGGGTTTTTATCACTTTGTTCCCTTCCATCTCCTCCCTAGGTCCAGTAAGGTGCCAGTTTCTCGCAAGTTAGGAGACGCGGCGACGCTCTTAGCAATGGGTTTAACCGCCATTGTTAGATTGGTGCCTTGATCGCCTGGTACGGGGGGTTAAATGTTTGGTGAGCTTACTACTGTGAAGTGAGTGGAGCGCAGCGG